CATGTTGACACTTTGTACCTCACTTTTTCACCAACTTACTTCCCATATTCAGCGTACTACGTTCTAATGCCTGCGTAAAGGACAAGTTTTTAGCGTTAATTAAACGTTAACTTGCACCAATAGTATGCCAAAATAGCTTATTTAACGTTAAACGCTATTATAGGTATTATATATACTTAGAATGCATGTTACACTGTTCATATAATTCAATGGTGACACTTTGTCACTTTCATGGAGGTTATGATGCCCATAAAACGCGGTACGATCGTGGTCACTACAGTGTACAAACGCAAGGGGGGGAGGAGCTATTACTTCAAGTACACGGACCTGGACGGGAAGCGTCACCAGCTCTCCACAGGAAAGGCGAACAAGAGGGATGCAACGCTCTATGCACAGGCATTTGTAGACAGGCTTGCAGAGGGGGGAAGGTCAGAGCGGATGACCTTGTCGGAACTGATTTCGCTCTATGAGGATCCTGCAACAAACCCAAGGCGCAAGGACGCCCTGGTCAATGGGGGAAATTATACCATACGATACGCACGGATGGTCGCACGATATGCGAAGGTGTTGCGTTTGCTGCTTTCTTCTTCACCTTATATATCCATGCAGCTTTCCAGCCTGACCAAGAGAGACATAAAGGATATAGCATCAATCATCGTAGAGAAGCACGGCAGACGCAGGAAAAGCCAGATGATCTACTCCGTCCTGAAAGTTGCCCTGTCACAGGCAGAGAGTGACGGGATCATGGTCAGCAGCCCAGCAATGAGATTGCCGAACATCAGGTATACAGAAAACAAGAGACAGGCGATTCCACCAGAAATGGTACAATATCTGCTATCCCATCCAGAACTGTTCCCATCCCCTGAATACCACGCATTCATCACTGTTGTGGCTACAACCGGCATGAGACGCGGGGAGGCCCTCGCTATCCATGAGAAAAAGCTGCATGATGGAGTGCTGACCATAGACAGCCAATTCACCACAGATGCAATGAAAGAACCTGTTCCACCAAAATGGTGTGTCACAAGGATCATACCGCTACCATCCCTCGCATTGGCCGCACTGGATACCCTCACCACCAAGGATGGTTACTATTTCCCACATTATGACAGATGGACCGACATCAATATGGGAAAACTCAAGGCAGCCCTCAAGGCTGCAGATCCTAAACGCGCAAATAAATGGGAAAAATTATGCCATCATGTTTTGCGTCACAGTGCCAACACCAATCTGCTTGTCTCAGGAGCACTCCCCGTCCTTGTTGCAGAATACCTTGCATGGAAGCACCAGGAACTTATGGACATGCAGAGGAGATACACATCTATGGTAGCAATGAACCTGAAGCCAATAGCGGATAAGCTGGACGAGATATATACTCCATCAGAAAAAATCCTCACATTTTCAAAGCAGGGGAATGTTTGATATCTGATATCCATGCAACACTATAAGCAGGACATACTTCCTTGTTTTTCTCATGGGTATCGTTACTTGTGCATCTCAGTCTTTCCTTAACGTATGCTTTGCCCCTGGACCCCAGAACAACCGCTGGGGTCCTCTTTTTTCATCTTCCTCTGGATGCGTTGTACATTGCAATTATCGTACCAATAAGCATGAATAGCGTGGTAATAGGCCAGAGGAATGACAGGATGAATGCCAGGAAGAAATTCATCCCACCCATCAAGAACGTTCGATTGAAATTGATCACAAATATTATGAAATATACAACCAATCCGAAAACAGTAAAGAAGTTCATCGCAATACTCCTATTTTTTATTCTTATCGGGGAAATACAATAAAACATTATCACATGTAGCTACTTTTCTGTGGTATTTTCTATTGTTAGGGAACTGCATCACTTTGCCATTCTCTCGTCGTTTGGTGGAGTATTCCCGTCCATTCCCTTCAGATAATTATTCTCAGCATAATACCTCTCCAGACCCTTCTCGATGAAGTAAGCAATCTGTTGGGCAGTTGCCCTCTTCTCCATTTCCGCTATCGCCTTGATCTCATCGTGTAACTCTACACCGAGGCGGATAGATATAACCCTGGTCTCCATATGGATGCCTCCTAGCATATAAAATACCATGCACTACAAACGAATACAATAGAAGCATAAATACTTTGTAAATTGCTTGTTGACAACTGTAGTGTTTTGTAGTAGATTGTAGTCATGAACACTACAAAATACGACAACACACAGACTATGGTCACTTCGGTCAGATTGCCGAAGGACATGCTGGACAAGGTGGATGTAATCGCAAAAGAGAGGATGTGGTCCAGAAACAAGACCATCCTCTTCCTTCTGTCACAGCAGGTACAGACAGTGCAACTGGAGCTGGGGGCATCAAAATGACCACCCAGATCGACAAGGCTCTCTTGCAGGAACTCCTTACCGCAAATCAATCCCTCAGCAATGCAATAACCCAGATAATCACGGCGCTTGACGATGAGCGCTGGGTCACGCCGTTGCAGGCCGAGGCTGAGCTGGGAATCCCAGCACAGACGGTTCGCTATCTTGCCAGGACAGGCAAGGTCGCAAGCCGCAAGTTGAGCGAGCGAAGAGTAGAGGTATTTCTGCCAGACCTGCAAGAGAGAGCGTGATGGACACACAAAGGAGATGGGAAAAATGGGCTTTATTCTTCAGCAGCTTAGCGAATTCACATGGGGCGAATGGGTGCTCCTCGTTATCGGGATACTCTTTATCATCGCCCTCTTCGTTGGATTGTATCGAATCATCGAAATACAAGAGATGTCCGATAAGGACCGTGAGAAATATGGATTCGGTCCCAGAGGACAAGGAAAAGGATGGTGATGATATGAGGATCAACGAGACCGTCAGATATGCAGGTCTTGAACTGGATGTAATCGGTGATCTCATCACCGAATCACCTGCAACAAAATGGGAGCCTGCCGAGGGAGGCTACATAGAGGACATGACTGTGAAACTTGGAGAGCACGATATCACTGAGCTGATCTGTCATTCACAATCTGTAATGGATGCAATCGAGAAAGAAGCAATAGCAAGGAGAAGTCTATGAGAATCACAAAGATCCCGTTTTCAGACAGGACAAACTGGCTGGAACTGAGACGGAACTCAATCGGAGGCAATGATGCTGCCGCAATCCTGGGATTGAGCAAATGGTCATCACCGTTGGCAGTATATGCCGACAAGATGGGATTGATTCCAGAGAAGGAGGACAACGAGCCCATGCGACAGGGACGTGACCTGGAGGAATATGTCGCTCAGCGATTCACCGAACAGACAGGTCTTTCGGTAAGACGGGAGAATCACATCCTGGTCAATGATGTGAATCCGTTCATGCATGCCAATATCGACAGGCGCATTGTGGGAAAGAACATCGGCCTTGAATGCAAAACCACTTCTGTGTACAACGATACCGATTTCGAGGGAGGGGATGTACCTCCAGAGTACTACACGCAGTGCCAGCATTACATGGCTGTAACCGGATGGGATTTCTGGTATCTCGCGGTACTGGTACTCAACAAGGTATTCTATGTCTTTGAGGTCCCAAGGAACGAGGACGATATTGCAGCACTCATCGAGGTCGAGCGCAATTTCTGGAACAACCACATTGTGGCCAATGACCCACCGGAGCCGATCGAGCAGGATGACGAGACGCTCAAGAAGCTCTATCCACATGATGAGACCGCCTACGCTCCTCTCTACTCTGTCTCCCCTGTCATCAGGGAACTCATCGAGAAGAAGGCAGTGGCAAAGCAACTTGAAGGAGAGATCAAGGCTCTTGAGAACCGCATCAAGATGGCCATGGGGGATGCATCGGAAGGCTCTGACGGGATCCATACCGTCACATGGAAGACCACCATCAGCAACCGTTTCGACACCAAGGCATTCAAGGTCAAGCATCCTGATCTCTACAAACAATTCACCAACGAAACTTCCAGCAGGCGTTTCCTGCTGAAGACAAATAAGGAAAGCAAGGAGAGTATTGCATGAGTACGAATCAAGCAAGACAGACCAACCAACAGGGCCTCATCGCAAAACAGGCGAACAGGGCAGTCGCAACCAAGAAACCCGATACAAGCACACTCAAGGGTTTTCTCTTATCGATGCAGGACCAGATCGCAAAGGCACTGCCATCGGTAATCACCGCCGAGCGTTTCACCCGTATCGCACTGACGGCCCTTTCCAGCAACCCGAAGCTGGCACAGTGTGACCGCAACAGCTTCATGGGCGGGTTGATGCAGGCAGCACAACTCGGCCTTGAGCCGAACACCCCACTGGGACAGGCATACCTCATCCCGTTCAGGAACAACAAGAAAGGCATCATGGAGTGCCAGTTCCAGATCGGCTACAAGGGACTGATCGATCTCTGTTACCGCTCCGGTGAGATGACCAGCGTATATGCCCATGTGGTGTATGAGAACGACGAGTTTGATTACGAGTACGGTCTTGAGCAGAAGTTGGTCCACAAGCCAGCCAAGATGAACCGAGGAGTTCCTGTTTACTACTACGCAGTATGGAAGCTGAAGAATGGCGGATATGGATTCTCTGTATGGTCTGTTGAGGACGTGGAGAAACATGCACGCAAGTACTCACAAGCGTTCAATTCCTCCTCTTCTCCCTGGAAGAGCGAATTTGATGAGATGGCCAAGAAGACCGTTCTCAAGGCAACGCTCAAATACGCACCCATCAAGACCGATTTCGTGATTGATGCAACCTCGAACGACGAGAAGGTGATGGTCACCGACGAGGAAATGGCCATCCATGGGGAGTTCGAGGAAGTTGAGGACGATGAGGAAGCTCCCAAGGCTCTTGCCGAAGGCGAGCTGACCGAGGAACAGGTAGCTGAGCTTGAACTGGAAGATGTTCCGTTTGGGGATGAGAAATGAAAGTGAGTTTTTTCATCCCAGGTGAGCCGAGGGCCCTAGGCAGACATAGGGTAACAATCACAAAAGGGAAGATCCACAATTATGATGATCCAAAGAGCGCAGAGTACAAGAATCTGGTGGCAATGCTTGCATCGCAGCAGATGAACGGAATGCCACCAATGGGAAATCCGATCTCAGTGACCATCACTGTACACAGGCAGATACCGCAGTCATGGAGCAAGAAGCGTCAGAGAGAAGCTCTTGCCGGTGAGATACGGCCTACCAGCAGACCGGACATCGACAACTATGTCAAATGTGTCTTCGATGGAATCAATCAGATTGTGTTCAAGGACGACAGCCAGGTTACACACCTTGCTGCCAGCAAAATGTACTCACCCACCCCAGGAATAAGCGTGGTGGTGTTCGAGACGTAATAAAGGATTGGTCCACCATAGAAGGACTGTAGAGCTGAGGCAGAATTGGGAGACTGCGTACCGTGTGAAATAAGAGGCAGGGAAGAGCTGGACAGCTCAAGCGACCGGCCCGTGTGGGGTTCAATTCCCCACCAGCTCTATAGGGCATATGCCCGAATGAATGTGTGGTGCCTCGCCACTTAGCCTGAGCGGTGGCGGGGACTTTTGAAAGGATCATCGAGGAGGAAAGCGATGAGAGCGACAACGGACTTTACGAAATTCATTGGGGCGACACATGTAGACAGTTACCAGAGGCAGCCGAAGAAGGTCCATAGGATCGCTAGGGCTGACGAGAGCACCGAACGGCTTGCAAGATCAATACCCTACTGGCCGGAGAAGATCAGCTACCGCTCACTGGAGCAGCTTACAGGACTGAGCAAGAAGAACATCCAGATGCGGATTTCCAACTGTCACATGCATTACAAGATCTTCAGTGACGACGACGGAAAGTTATCAAGGCTGAAACCAGATTTGAGCAACTGCATCTAGAAAAAGACCAAGCATACAAGGAGAGAAACATGGCACAAGACCAAAGACAGGAGAAGATCTTCTGCGGGAAGGCAGTGGAGCGAACAAACCAATGGGGACAGTTCTTCAGTGTGAATCTCTGTCTCACCGACATACCAGAGGAGCATGTGACCACCCTTCAGGACGGCAGGAAATTTGTCAATCTGAAGGTTACTGAGATGAGGCAGCTGGACGACCGTGGGAACACCCACACTGTTTTGGTGGACACGTGGAAGAAGGACAACCAACAGCCACGCAGGAATCCACAGCAAGCGCCTGCTGAACGCAGGATACCTCGGGCAGAACATTACAGCTCCGGTCCCGAATCGTTCGACAGCGACCAGATACCATTCTGAGGAAGGGGGAAGCATGAATCAGACCAACATTCCAATGGATGAGAAAAAACCCGTGCTGCGCATAGTCTACAACTGGCTGGACAGCCAACCGGCAGGAAGAGAGTTCGGTCCCAGGGATTTACAGAAATACGTGAGGCAGTCAACCAACGGAAAGCGCAATCCCCAGGACGGAACTATCACGAGATACATCAGGGCCTACAACGCACAAGGTGGCCATGTAAAGAATGTATCCAGGTCAAAGAGCATCTACCGCATCGAGGATCCCGACCAGTGGGCCGAGGATATCCTGGATGAGATAGAGGAAGCAGAGAGGAAAGGAAGGTAGCACATGATAACGATTAAAGTACGTATAAACGCAAAAAACATGATGGGCACTGTAGAGATTTCTAAGAATGCCGAGGACCCTACATTCGAAGAGTACACGGTTGCCAAAGAAATCGAGGACAAAATAACCCAAGGGAAAAAGGCTTACGAGGTCCCAAAAGATCAAGCCAAACAGTTCAGGAAGATTCTCCAGTCAATGTACCAGGGCGAGAACAAATCCAGACCAGTCCATGCAGACTGGGTCGAGGAAGAGCTGCAGAATCTTGAGAAGGAGGCAAAGTGATGAGCAAATTAGGATTGATAGGAAAAGACCTTAATGAATTTATCGATGAAAACAAAAGCAACGCTGTTCAAGCATTGCCAGAAAAAAGCAATTGGTATTTTACGTTCATGCAGAAACAGGAGCACAAGAACCGTTATGTGAAGATCTACGGCACTTTCTTCGAGGCAAGAGAAAAGATGGTAAAAGCGTTCGGGGACCAATGGTGCTTTCAATACTCAGAAGAAGAGTTCATTCCTCAGATAGAAATGTTTGGGTTGAGAGAATTAGAGATTAGGGAGGTAAAATGAAGAAACATAAAAAAGAGCCATGGACAGAAGATATGTTTGGCACTCAGCCTTTTAGTAATTATAAGCAAGTGTCAAAAGAGGATTTTGAGCGTTCAATGATTTGCGTTAATGCCTGTGCTGGAATCACGACAGAAGCTCTTGAGAATGGGTTAATAAATCACCTCTTAAGCGATGCTTTCATGAGAACACTCAATCCGTTCACGCTTTTTCCGCAGAGAAAGAAGGATATGACATTCCTAGGCAAACCGATATACGAGGATAGTTTTGAGGAGGAAGAGGATGGAAAAGACTGAAATGATGAAGCGGTTTGAGGAAAAAACTGAGTATGATGCAATTGATACTCAAACCAAGAATGTCACTATAGCGTATATTCGTTTACTAGAATCAAAAGTAAAAGCCTACGATAGACTTATGAGCGGTGGTGCGATCACAAGGCAAGAAATGGCCAATATTATTGGCAAGCCGATTGGTTGCTCATGGATGCATAACTGGTTCATCTTCTCTAAAATACCTACAGCAGACAAGCATGGTTGGCTAGATGATAACCTAGAGCATATGCCCAAAAACCTATCAGATCGAATAAGCGAAAAGCCTCCATATTGGCAAGACTCACTCACCTTGCCTGATGGATGGGAGAAAAAATAAATGAGCAAAGCATACAGATCATGGAAAGCAAAAAGACAATGGGGCATGCTTCACAAAACCGGATTTCCTTCAAGAATGTTCACAATGCGGAATTATCGCAGATGGAAGAGATATTATGGTAGGCACATACGTCTCAATAGAAAGTGGAACAAGGAGCTAAAGAGTAGCATTATGCCACACGAATGGGCAGATGCAACTGGTGATACATGGGATAAGGAAGCAAAATCATGATCGATCGCAAGGCAGTTTATGACAAGTATGGTGGGCGTTGTGCATACACTGGAACACCACTGAATGAAGATTGGCAGGTTGACCACATTGTACCAAAAATCCTAGGTGGAACTGATGATATAGACAACCTGCTTCCAGTACAGCGCATAGTCAACCATTACAAGAGAGATACCAACCTGGAGGACTTCAGAACATGGCTGCTAGGTGGATTGCACGAGAGGCTAAGAAAGCTCCCAAAGAACCCATACACAGAAACTGGAAGGAACCGAAAAAAATACATGCTAACAGTAGCTTGGTTATTTGGGATAACACCTGACAAGCCGTTCAAAGGAACATTCTATTTTGAAGAGATAGAAACAAAGGAGTGAAATGATGAGAACGATATTATTCAGGGGGAGAGCGGTAATCGAGAAAGAGAATACAGATGTATGTGAATTTTATCAACGTAAAGTGGTGAATGGAGATTGGGTCTATGGCGATCTGATCTGGAACAATGGTTGTCCATTTATCGTGAATGGTGTTATCGAGGCTAACGATGAATACATCAGCCTTGAATCATGGATGCCTGTAGACCCAGAGACAGTAGAACAATATACCGGAATTACTGACAGAAATGGCAAGAAGATTTTTGAAGGTGACATACTTATTCTTGGATATGTAAACCCAAAAACAACCGTAATAGAGTACGAACCATCCAGAGCGTTGTTTAGAGCAAGGTTTGTAAGAAAACCAGCAACATTTATGAGTGTTTTATTTTGGAATGAAGGTGAAGTCATCGGAAACATTCATGAACTGTTGGGGGAAAAAGTATGAAAGAACTACCAATCATCATGACTGGAGAATCTGTGCGGGCGATACGCGAAGGGCGCAAGACGCAAACAAGGAGAGTGATTAATCCGCGAAAATACAATATTCAAGGTTGGGATATGCCGGTGTCAAAAGCTGATATTGAAGCAGGATATCCTGTCTATCAGGATAATAATGGAGACTTTCATAGTGTTATTGAGCGCTGTCCATATGGCAAAGTTGGGGACCATTTGTGGGTGAGGGAGACTGTTTTCTTTGAGACATTCCACCAGCAATCTGATGAAGAATTAAAGCGTGATGGTTTTAACCCAAATATCGGTGTATGGGTATACCGAGCAGATAACCATGATTATCCTACAATAACAGCTAACTGGACTTCTCCAATGTTCATGCCTAGGAAAGCATCTCGTATAACTCTAGAAGTGACAAATATTCGTATCGAGAGGGTGCAGGATATAACAGAAAACGATGCGATTGCTGAGGGTATTGAGTACATAGGTGATTTCTTTAACAGTCCTTGTTGGAAAGATTACGGATCAAGCCCAAATGTTGTATTCCCTGATGATCCAATCGGAAGTTATAGATCACTCTGGGACTCACTTAACTCCAAGCGTGGCTATCCATTTGAAAGCAATCCGTGGGTATGGGTTATTGATTTTAAGGTTATCAAATGACCTATCATGTGATGTGCTATTCAACACAGTTCAGCGAGCAGTTCATTGGCACGAACGTCAGGACGCTCAAGAACATCTTCGAGTATGTAGACAGGTTCTTCGGGGCCACGATCCACAAGGTCGTGGTCGTTGAGACAAGAGAAACACTGACAAGGATCCAGCCAGGCATACAGCTTGAGCTGGGACTGTAGGAGGGCGTGATGGAAAAGAGAAAGTTAGGTGAACAGTTAGTGATTACAGTGGATAAAAAGAAACACCTTATGAAGGAAGTAGAAGGATGGGAAAATCACATCAGAGAAGTTTGCATTGTTAATGAAAGCGGAGAAGTGAGAAGGGTATTTGCCAAAGACCTCGGCATACTCAATGAGGATGGCTTGCTCCCCTGCCCGTTCTGTGGTGAGTATCCAAAACTCACAGAAGAGTATGATGAAAGCGATGAGATATTCTATACCGTAGAGCATGAGTGCAGTGTTTTGATCGAAGCTGGTTGGTGGCATGACAAGCAACAAGCCATTGACGTATGGAATAAGAGGGTGTGATGGCACGCAAGGGAAGACCGGTAACGATCATCAGGGACAACCAAGTGATAGCCACCTGCAGCAACCTTGGGGATGCCATGAGAATCACCCAGGTATGCAAGGACGCAATACGAAACCGCATGAAAAACGGAGGAACAGTCAAGGGATACCGCTTTTTAGACACTGACAGTATTCCTAACTCGGAACAACAAAAGGATACAAATATATGAAAAAGAACGAACAGGATGATTATAAGAATCAGAAATTCAAGGAGATGTGATAAATATGGCAAAGAGAAAGGCGATACCACAGTCAATCAGATTTGAAGTGTTCAAGAGGGATTTGTTCACATGTCAATACTGCGGGCGCAAGGCTCCCGAAGTGATACTTGAGGTCGATCACATCAACCCAGTATCCAAAGGAGGAGACAACTCGCTGGAAAACCTTGTATCTGCATGCCGTGAGTGCAACGGTGGAAAGAGCAACAAGAAGCTGTCTGACCTGAGTGAGGTCGAGAAATCGAGACGGCAGCTTGAGGACCTGCAGGAGAAGCAGAATATGACCGACATGATCCTGCAGTGGAAGAGAGGGCTGAACGATGCACTCACCTACCAGGTCGAGCAGATCGAGCAGATATTCTTCTCAGAGAGCCCTGAGATAGATGAGGTGTTTGGAGGGAATACCAATAAAAACATTAGAAGAGTAATACGTGTATATGGTTTTGAGCAAGTGCTTGAAGCTGTCTATATAGCGATTGAAAATTACGATCTTTCAACCAAAAAAGGCAGGATTGAAGCATTGCAAAAGATTCCTGGCATTGCCCACAACAAGCATGTCGAGGCTACAGACCCAGAAAGGGCAAGCCTTAACAAGGTCATGCACGTTGCATGCAAGCATCTCGGGATGATGCCCAAGGACTTCTACCGTACATTACCGATAAGCCTCTACCATTCCAAAGATGAGAAGCAACTCATTGACGCAATCTTAACAGCAGGATCCCAATCAAAATTCGAATACATGATCGATTTGATTTACTTTGGAGGTAACAATGGCTAAACAAGATATGCGAATAGACGTTGACTTTGTGGACCATCCAAAGACGAAGCGACTCATACGGATGACAGGATATGAAGGTTTCTATTGCCTCATGAAGCTTTTCAGTATCGCCGCGAAGATCTACAAGCGAGGTGAGCTGAAGAATTGTGATGCAGCAGACATCGAGGATCTAACAGGATGGACCGGTGAACAGGGAAAGCTGGTTGAAGCAATGCTTGATCCAAAGATCGGATTCCTGGAGCAAGAAGATGAACTATTCATCATCCATGACTGGGATATCAACCAACCTTGGATTTATGGCTTCGAGGAACGCTCCCGTATTGCAAGGCAAAATGCTCTGCAGAGAGACTATAGCAAACAATCAGCAGATAAGATAGATGCGGATAGCATGCCAACATCATGCCAACAGCATGCAAAAAGCAATGCTCCATCTCCATCTCCATCTCCATCTCCATCTCCATCTCCATCTCCATCTCCAAAGAACCCCCCTAACCCCCTTGAGGGGGAAACCGTCGAGGATAAGAAGCAGAAACGCAGTAAACAGTTTATCACCGATACCGAAGCAGCAAAGATCATCGACTCACATACAAGTGGTGAATACGCTTCAATGTTCAAGACTTTCGTACAGCACAGGCGCGATATCAAACACCCTATGACAAAGCTTGCACTCGAGCAAATGATCAAGCTGCTTGAAAAACAGCTAGACACGGACCAACAGCGGGTTGACTGCCTGCAGCTCTCGATTGCAAACATGTGGCAGGGACTGCAGCCGGACAAGATCAGAAAACCACAACAGCCACAGTACCAGACCCAATACAAGAGCAAGGCTTCAGTCCCCGCCAGTGTCATGCGGACCAATGATGCTTTTGCGGGACGCAAGAGTGGTCAGATCGATTTCTAGAGCGAAGGAGGATACAGCAGCATGGAGACAAAGGACCCAAAGGGAATAACCATGACAACCGTAGGAAACATCGTACAATCATCCGTTAGGATGGTGAGAACCGAATGCCCCATCCATGGACCCTATACAGCAATGCAGTGCATCCGTCTGGACGGGAAGCCGTACACAGGCAGATGTCCCAAATGCATGCTTGAGGAAGAGCAGCGCGAGAACGAGAAGGCAAAGCAGGAATTCCTGGCAGAACAGGGACAGGAAATCAGTCCCAATGACCCGATCCTGCGCCTACAGCAGGCAGGAGTGCCTGAGAAGTACCTGCAATGCAACTTTGCATCATTCGACACGATGGGGGACCAGGACGTACTTGGTGTAGTTAATGCCTTCAGAAAGCTATGCAACACAGATGTGTACAACATCACCTGCATCGGCCAGACGGGAAGAGGCAAGACACATCTGGCAGTGGCGGCCATGCATCAGATCGCCTACAACGACCCAGAGGGAAAAATCTCCATGCGGTATATCCGTGAGAGCAGGATGCTGAGGGATATGAAAGCGTCTTTCTCCAACCCAGAGCTCAAGAGTGAACAACAGATCATCGATGAGTTGTCCAAGGTCGACGTCCTGGTCATAGACGAGATCGGCAAGGCTCCCACCAGCGCTTATAATGCATCAGCACTGGAAGAGATCATGGATGCACGATACATGAGTAAGCGGACTATCATCCTGGGCAACGTCACAGAGCAAGAGCTCAAGGATCATCTCACGGATGGGACCATCTCAAGGCTCAGCCAGTACCAGAGATCAGACAAGCGCCTGCTTGCAACATTCCAGGACTACCGGAGGAGGAAGAGCGTATGACCCAACAGAATCTCTCAAAAGAACAACAACGATTCATGGATAATCTGGATGTACTGTTCACCGCGATGGCGAGGAGCCTCAAGTTGAACGGTGTGCCAATCGACGTGATCAACAAGGCTTTCTTTGCCGGCAATGCTGCAGTGCAGATGCTGGGGACAAAAGAAAACCCCTCCGAAGAGGGGCTGAAAAGTATATAAAATCCAAAAAAACTTTGGTTTAGGGGAATGTTTCGTTTCAATTTAACAAGTTAGGCTGGATGTGGAGGCAGCATGGCAGAGAGTACGCTGGCACGCCTGGCGGTAATTGAATACCGCGACCGGCATGAAACCGAATGGGATAGTCTCACTCAGTGCGCGATGGCACATGGTATAAGCATCCAAAGGCTGAAGATGTACATCCACGTAGGTGGATGCCCTGATGGCCATTCAAAGTTCGATTTGCCAACCGACTGCCCATACGACACAAGGCTGAAGGATGATGGGACCGTGGAGATATTCGATACCAGGACACAGGACACCATCGAGCCGATAAAGCCAAGAGTCACCAAGCATACCAGGAGGACCGTTGCATGCTGAACAGAGAATACTTGCACAGCGTTTTCGAGGACTACGACGACGCAGCAGGAGCGTCCAGGAGCAGGAAGGCAATCACCAAGCAAACATGGACCGTGGAACTACCCAGAGGTATTCGACAATGCAAGATCGTAAAGCCTTTGTTCCAGCCACCCTTTGCAGTCTACGCATCAGCCCCATCCATCCCATGCCCAGAGTGGCAGTTCTCCTACGACCTCGTCGATCAGTGTAATGAATGGGAGGCTTTCTAGGCATGCCGAATACGTACAGCGTAGACAAACATCCGAAGAAGAACGCTATTGTCAGGGCCCTGATCAATCAGGTGCCCTACGACAAGATAGCGGATGAATTTGGATTAAGTTTCGGTTCTGTGCAACGCTATGCATCACAAAAGCTCCGAATGAATGCTGCCAAGGCCCTCGCGAAGGGCCAGTATGACGGTGCAGCACTGCTTTCCAGAATAGAAGACACAATAGTTTACGTGCAGAAGATGTACGAGGCATGCAATGACTGGCTGCAGGATCCAGAGGACCACAGCCGGTACAACATTGACCCAAGAGCCTACGAACACGAGGTAATCTATAACTGGGTGCTGACTGATGGAGACGGCAAAGAGACACGCATCAGGAAGAAAGCTACCCTGCAGGAGCTTCTGGAAAGAGCTATTCGTGATGATGAGGAGATCATCAAAGTCGAGTCAAAGACCGCTGATCCGCGCAAGCTCATCCTGGACACAGCCCAGACTCTGAACAAACAGTTGGAGACACTTGCGAAGATAGCAGGCGTTGTACAGGAAGTAACCAATGTCGATGTGAATGTGAGCGTCAACACAGTGCTTGCAAGTACCATTGTGCAGGTGATCCAACGCGAGGTGGATGATCCCGAAGTGGTCAAGCGCATCGTGGAGGGTATCAGCCATGACGCGTGAGGAGTCCAAGCGCTTCGTCGCACAGCAGGTGCTCTACGGGCTCTCCAGGAGCCATTACATTGCAGCACTCGGGTGGAAGCCCTTCGAGTGGCAAACACAGGTGCTCAAGAGCCAGCACAAGCGCAAGCATATCCTGGGAGCTCGGCAGAGTGGAAAGAGTACTATTGTTTCATCGGTCCCCTGCCACACGGCTAAATATTATCCCAAGAGCCTATCCATCATCCTTGCCCCCACAGAGGCGCAGGCTATCGAGGATATCCTGAAAGTCAAGGAGTTCATTGCTGCAGACCCATCATACCCAGAGATCAAGCGAGACAGCCAGGACGAGATAGCATTGGACAACAAGAGCCGTATCCTGGTCATCCCAGCAACCGAGCGATCAGCACGTGGTTACTCAAGGCCGAGGACCATTGTGCTGGACGAGGCAAGCCGCATCCCCGATGTGGTCTACAAATCGGGCGTTAGGCCCATGCTCACCGACAACCCAGACTGCGAGGTATTTGAGATATCCACCCCAAACGGCAAGCAGGGGTTTTTCTATGACTCATCCTCATCAAATCGATACGAGCGCTATCTGATACGTTCCCCATGGCAGGTGGACCCAAGGAACAACTGGACCCTCATACCGTACATGCAGGAAGCAGAGTTCAAGGCCGAGATGAAGGCAAAGGGTATAATGGCTTGGTTCAGCCCAAGACACCATAACCTTGATGAACAACAGGCCAACCTTGAATCAATGGGCATGCAGCAGTACCAGCAGGAGTATTGCTGCGAATTCGTCGAGCAAGAGGACATGGTCTTCAGTTATGACGACATAGAGGCCGTATTCAACCAGACATGCAGAGGTTTTGACGACATAGGGATCGAGACAATCCCACCAGTTATCACCAATCTCAAGGCGGTGAACATATGAGCCCTGCAACATCAATTCCAAGGGACCTACTCACCACCAACAAGGAATATATCTGTACTGTGGATATAGCCAAGAAGCGCGACTATACAACCATCCAGATCTACAGAGATTCACCGGACGTTAGGCACTTCCCTCAAGAGAGCGGACGTGATCCTATGGTGATCAATTACCTGGACCTCATCTACCAGACAAAGATGCAGGCAGTGAGATACACCGATCAAGTGAGGATCATCAGAGACCTGCTCAATCACCTAGACCTGATCAAGAACTGCCAGCTGATCGTAGACGGCACAGGAGTTGGAGAGCCAATCGTGGATATGATGAGGGAAAACGGACTCATGCCCTTCCCCATCGTTTTCACAGGTGGCACAGAGGCACGACCGGTATATGCAGATTTCGGCAAGGTCTTCGGGGGATCATCAGCATCGTTCGGCCGGTTCATGGGCACACAAGTCCTCAAGGAAATGCACGTACCAAAGGAAGACCTTGTACACGCAGGAATGATCATCATGCAGCAGAAGCGCATGCGTTTTGCATCAAACCTGCAACATGTCGACGATTTCAAATTACAGGTAGCAAGGTTCAAGGGTCCTGTCAATGAGAAGACAGGACATAGGAGCTACAACAACGAGACCGATGACATCCACGACGATTTCGTTGTTACCTACCTCATGGCAGCATGGTGGATCACCTATCGCAGGGTCACCGAGAAAGAGCGAGTCATACACACAGAAAATACCACAGAGTGGAATCCGTACGACGTCCTGGAAGGGGGATACAGATAAATGACAGTAACAGCCAAGCAGATGGAGCGCATCGAGCGCCTGAGAAAACAGCTTGAGAGCTACAGGGGAATTTTCGAACCACAGTGGGCGGATATCATCAGATACCTGGCACCGAGCTACTCATCCGTCAAGCTGGGAAAGCCCGGCAGCGAGAAAGCGCCTGACTACAGGATCATCTACGATACCACAGCAACAGAGGCAAGCAACCTCATGGCAGACGGTCTGCAGGGTTATGCTTTCGGCCGTAACGTTGCCTGGTTCCGCCTGCGCTTCGAGGACAAGGCTCTCAAGGACAACTCGATAGCCAAGGAATGGCTGCAGGAGACCGAGCATATCCTCGACCAGCAATTGGGCAAGAGCAATTTTTATGATGAGAGTAGGGCTTTCATCAGGTGTTGTGCAGATTTCGGTACTGCGGTCATGACAGTTGAGCGTGATGACGTGGAGGATATCCCTGTCTTTCGCAATCTGCATCCTGGCTCGTACGTGATCGAGGAGGATAGGCACCGCAATGTGGGAACGCTGATCAGGTCCTTCTGGCTGAACAAGGACGATGCCATAGAGAAATTCGGGGAAGATAACCTCCCTAAGACCATCACCCAGAACAAGGACGACGACATCTCCGTCTATGAGTTTTTCCAATATATCGCCAGGGACACACGAATCAAGACAGATATCCCAGGTGAAGGAAAATGGGTTTCAATCTATTGGGCTGCAGCAGACGCACAGACACCGGTCAAGGAAGAACGCATCGACGAGAAGCCTTTCTTCACGTGGCGATGGGCAAGCAGTCCTGCCGGATCCCCGTGGGGAGTGGACAACCCGGGAAGCGTACACATCCCGAACATCAAGATGCTGCAGATCATGTCTGATGACCAACTCCGCGTCTCACAGTTGCAGGGACGTCCCCCGATCAAGAAGACCGAGGGACTGAAGGTCAACTTCACCCCACATGGCATGACCGAGCTCACCCCTGGAGCTGACTTTGCGCCCGTGCAGATCGTAGGGGATATGTCGTGGACGCAGGAAATCAAGATGGAGATACGCGAATCCATCAAAAGCGGCTATCATACAGATTTCTTCCTGGCACTCATGAATCTGCAGGATAGGAAAAAAACTGCTACAGAGGTACAGGCTCTTGTGGATGAGAAAAGCGCAATCATGAGCAGTTTTGTCTCAAGACTGAGTCACGAATTCATCGAGCCGGTGCTTGAGGCGGTCTACCAGCAGGAAATGTCCAGCCAGAACCTATCCCCTGCCCCGAACGGTATGGAGGATGGACAGCTCAAGATCGACTTCGTGAGCCCGCTTGCCATGCTGCAGAAACGTGGTAGGTCGCTGAACACCACCAAGCAGTTCCTTTCGGAGATCCTTGCAATCGCAGAGATATCACCCAGTGTCCTGGACAAGCTGGACATGGATGCGTACATCGAGATAGCAGCAGACGGCTACGACGTCAACGAGACCGTGGTCAAGAGTGCAGAGGAGGTCAAGCAAATCCGTGATGCAAGAGCACAGATGCAGATGCAGCAGATGCAGTTCCAACAGCAGATTGAGGCAGCCAAGGCTGGTGCACAGACGTATGGCGCTACGAGCAAGGCACCGGAAAAGGGAAGCCCGGCAGAGGCAACAACCAGTGGAGGTACTAGAAGATGACAACCAAGGAACGACAGGCATGGAGGAATACCTTCAGCTCCACTGATGGCAGGGCTGTACTGATGGACATCCTAAACCAGCTCGGGTTCTTTGCAGACGACCCTGCAGTGATGGACCCGAAACTCATGGCCCATGCCAACTGGATGCTGGGACGGCTCGGCGCCAGGACATTCAACAACCTCCCAGCCTATACCGATGCAATCGTGGACTGCGGAGGATTGCAGGATACAAACGACAACGAAGAAGGAGATGAACGGATATGAATGAACTACTCAGGCGTCTGATGATGATCATGATGGCCCCGGACGGTGGAGCTGATGGAGGAGGCACCCCCTCCACAGAAGGCAATCCTGCTCCTGCAGGGGATACAACACCTGCGGACCCTACCGGAACACCACCGAGTGGTACGGAAGGCAGTGAAGGAGCTCCAGCAGGCGATGCAAAGCCGAATGAAGATACCAAGCCGGAGCTACCCAAGTATGCTTCCCAGCTCTCCCCTGAGAAACGTGAGAGTGAGGACTACCAGAAATACGTCTACAAGCACCAGAAGCTGGACGACATTGCCGACAACTACGTTGAGCTATCCAAGAAGCTGGAGCGCTCCCTGCAGGTCCCCGGAAAGGATGCAGACGAGAAGGATATCAAGGCGTTCCTTTCCAAGCTGGGAGTTCCAGAGAAGGCTGAGGAATACGACCTTGAGGTCAAGGGAATCGACCCGGATGCACTGCCCAAGGATATGGCTGACCGCTTCCGCAAGGATTTCCATGATGCAGGGCTCACCAAGACACAAGCACAAAAGATGTACCACGTGCTTGCCAGGAATTACCTGCAGGGCATGGCTACTTTACAAAACCAGCAGAAGCAGGCAGCACAGACCTTCGATGCACGCCTTGCTGCAGCACTGGACAAGACATACGAGGTCAAGAGCGAGCGTGATGATGCCATGAAGGAATCAGCAAACCTCTTCAAGCAGCACATGCAGAGAACCGGTCTTGGCAAGCTCTACAAGGACTCAGGACTGATCTACAACACTGATTTTGTGCTGAAGATAGCTGCAGAGGAAAAGGCACGTGGGGGAAGGACCCTCGTGCACGGG